TGAATTGTGCTTGGAAACTTCTTATACAGCATGCAAAGTTTTGGATGCATGGAATGTTTTTATTTTTTTGCAAGTAGTCGTCAAAATGATATATATGCGATTTTGTTAGATTTATTTTTATCATATTCATATACTTATTATAATAAAAATTGTAATAGATATTATTAAAAATGTATATTTATACTTTTATACTCTTTCGTATTTTATAAATAATTATTTAATTATAACATTATAATTGAATAATTAAATAACATTTATTTTTTTGCACATGACAAAAATGAAGTTGCAAGAAGTCGTATCAAGTATGGTTGACAACATAAACAACAACAACAACAACAACAATTGTTTGGAATTATTGGAGGTAGACATAACAATGACCGGTGGAGCATTTAATGCCAATTATTTAGTTGGATGTTTATATTTTTTACGCGAAATGCAACACAAAAATAAAATTCGTATACACAGACTATCATCATGTAGTATAAGCTCTTTGATTGCTTTTTTATTTTTAACAAACAATCTTGAATTATTTCAAGAAAAGTTATACGAAATGGCGGTCACAAGTTTCAGGAATAATAAATATTTTATTTTTACAGAGTCTACACTTGAAAATATAATTGAGACCATCAAATGTTCATTGCATGATAATGATGCAACAACGCTCAAATTAATTAATAAAAAACTATACATTACTTATTTTGATGTAAAACATTGTAGAAAAATTGTTAAAAAAAAATACAAATCAGTCAACGAAGTATTTGAATCAATTAAAAAATCTTGTTATATACCATTTTTTACCATGAGTGATATACTGTATAAAAATCGATACATGGACGGTTGCACACCTTATTTTTTTAAAGATTCTAATAGAAAACAATTATTTATAAGCATGCTTGGAAGAGATAAAATAAAAGAATCCATTGTTTTAAAAGATGATAAAAATGGCGCACATAAAATAATAAGTGGAATACTAGAAACATATTATTTCTTTCATAGAGGATGTAGAGAGACATCAATGTGTAGTTATACTGATAATTGGGGATTTTTTACAACTGTAAAAAATAAATTAGTTTATGCTGTATCATTTTTATTTTGCTATTTCTTGTATTTTTACAATTTTTATTTAAAAATTCCATCATTGTTATCATCTTTACATTTAAAAAGCTCAAATACGAATGCGATTGAAATAAAAATATTCATCTACATTCTCTCCGTTTTCAAAACAATAATTAATATTTTTATAGAGCATTACTGTTTGTAAACCTTCAAATGTTTTCAAATATTTGTTTTCTAGCTTCAACAGATTATTACATGAAATACATAATAGACAATACACAAGAAAAAGAATATAAACCAAACTAACAACTATATAATAATATTATACAATAAAGTTATTATATTACACTCATCATTATACACAAAACAACAACAACAATAAAATGAAATTAATATTTAAAACGAATGCAAACAATGACAACAATGACAACAATGATAATGGCTTCTGCGGCGTTAACTTGAAACATTTATATTTTAATGAACCTGTTCAAAATTCAATTATTCATGATAGTTATTTTATACGAATGTTTTATTCTGACAATGATGTTTCTTTAACAGGATTAATGATACCAATGCAGTTGTCCTTTATTACTATTTCAAAATCTTTCAATAAAAATATAATAATATATGATTTACATTCAAATAAAGAAATGATTTCAAATATTTGCCAATTAGAAACATTAATTCTTGAAAAATATAATAATATTTCAAATTCATCTAATAATAAACCTTTTAAACATCCAGTTTATAGTTTATCAAATCAACTGAAATCTTGCAGCATTAAATTATTTTCAGATATTGACAAACGAAGACAAGAATGTAATATAATATTAAAGATTTCAGGAGTTTGGGAAAATTTAAAAGAATATGGAATTACTTTCAAATTTATAGATTCATAATGGATAATGAATGGACAATGGACAGATTTAACAAATGTAAAATTTATTTAATATTATTTGGATTATTCCAAGCGTGCAGCCATTCAACAGCGTCAATATTAGATTAAAATACATTAATCCAAGACTTACAAAACTGTCTTTGTTTGAAAGGTCACACTTTCCTCCATTTAGACATTTCATATTTATAAATAAATAATAAAATGTAATACATATTTGTATAAGCATTAGTGCGGCTGAAATGGAAGAAAAGGTTGTATACTCTGATGATGTTACACTTTGAGACGCTGTTGTTATTGTTTGATAAAGCAATATTCCAACTATTATGCAAATGAGTATCAACTGAACTAAACTAGGTAAAATGGCTCCGTCGAAAAAAGATTTCTCGCTCCCCGTGCTATAGTAATATTTTAATACCATCATCATGGAGCCAAATAATGATAGTGCAATTAGTCCCAAACCTATTATTGAAGCTTCGTATGATGATACTGCAAATTTGATTATTAAACCGACTACCGACATTGCCGCACATATTTTGATTGTGTATGATATATTTCCCATAACAGACTTGGAAGAATTTACATTAAGAGAAGAAGGGTTCATTATTATTTATTATTTTATTTATATACTCTTATATATTGTAAATAAATAAATAATAAATAATAAAAAATATATATTTAACGTTATTATAAGAAGAATGTCGAGTGTTGAGGGTGGTGACATACATTTCTATTATACCTTCTTAAGTTCTTGAAATTTCTAAATGTCATCAAATTCGGCATCTTCTTCATCATTTGGATAAATTATTTTACATCCAGACCAACCTCCCCTGGCAACCTTTTTAAACTTCTTATCCATGTACTCGTGCAGCTCTTGAAATTTGGGCACATTCTTGTCATAATTGTTCGTGTACCAATCTTTGAACTCTTGATTGAGTTCATCTCGTTTTATGTCGAATGCCTTTCCGGTCTTATCATTTATACCAGGACATATTTTAATCTTGTCTCGAATAAATTCTGACAAATAATCCTGGCTGTTTCTGTACTTGTTACTGCTCAATCGAACTTTCTCGCAAATGTTGACAGTTCCGCCTGTTTCATATGCCTTTTGAACCAACATTGTCATAAATACAGGCGCCCACCCTTCAAGTTTCTCATCCAAGTGCTTATCCATTTTGAACTGGTATGGCATGTCGGGGTCATCACTAACTGGTTCATCACAAAACTTTGACTCAAAATCAACTTTGCAAATGCGCCTCCACGTGCCGTCATCGTTACTTTTTACATCAAACATGACATTCGTGCAGACAATGAGCTTGAACTGAGGAACAAATGTAATCATGTCCTGATACAATGCGCGCGCTTGACATGGATCGCCGCCAGTAAGTTCTTTCAATGGACCCTCATTGATTCTATCCCCTTTTGACGGCTCCTGCATCACCGCATACCTCACTCCAACCAATTGCGCGATTTCAGACGCAGTTCCTCCAATTTTGTTCCGTTTTTCTGTAATCAAAGTAATTGGAACAGTTGCTTTATATTTTCCAAAACAATGCGACATTAGTTCAACTAGTTTCGATTTTCCATTGCTTCCGCAACCATTGTAAATATTAAATGTCTGGTCGCGATTCACACCAATAAGACACGACGCAAGATGTTCCCACATGTAAGCGCGCAATTCCGGTGACGGAAACAGCTGCTCCATAAACGAATTGATTTCGCGTTCTATTTGTTCATACTCGTTGCACCCAGTTGAATATGACTCTAGAAAGTCAATTTCTGTGCATTTTGAAATGAAATCGTACGGTTGACCTGGTCTAAAGATTTTCTCCTTGAAATCCACAACACCATTATTGAAACCCATGAGATGCGTTTTAGAATCCATTTTTTCAATAAAATCCTTGTCATAAAACATCTCACGAACTTCGCGCAACACATTATTTTTGACAGATGTTGATTTAAGCTGATTACAAACCTCCGTCATGCGCTTGGAACGTTCCTGAATGTTTTTGAACTGTTCCGAAGTGCTGTCATATTCATTCAAACTGTCCAGCAACTTCATGCTTCTTTCCGAATAAATGCCGAGCATTTCAGTCGAAATTAGCAAACGAAGCGACGTTCCAGAATCACACTCAGTCCACCGGTGGTCCTTGAATTCAAACCACGCATTGTGTTTTATGCTGACACAAACAAAGCGCCCCTTGAATAAGTGAAACAACACATTGGCCAAATCAACATCAGACGCCTCTGTAATTTTAGTCTTTCCCACGTGTGTAATCAACGTCTGGTCAATATAGTAATCAACCGTCTCTTCTGAAATCTTCTTGTATTCCGACGGATTGTCTTGTTTTGACCAAAACATAATTGAGCGTTTTGAAAGTTCGCTTTTCCCCGTTCTGAATTTCTGCCACTGCTTGTATAATTCCCCAATTTTATCATAACTGAATTTTTCACTATTTGAACTGAAAAGCATCCATGTTAAAAACAGCTTCTCGCTGGTATTTTTTAGAGCCCAGCCAACCTGAATCCACTTTTCATACGGTCCATAATGCTTTTCTGTAAGCGACATTGTGAACTTGTGTGTCTCCTGAATATCATATTCCCTCGGTTCCAAATTTTCCATTATCACCTTTACTGACGCTTCCAGCTGGCCCAAATTGGTTATTGAATTATAGTCAATCGTCGATAATGATGAGGATGCCATTGTAATACTCACGCGCGACGACGCAGATGTTGCCGGTGCAACCTTCTTCGTCTTGAACATTTCCTCGATTTTTGGGACGTACTCATCAAGCAACTGAAACGACTGATGACCCCTATACCTTGCCGTAAGCAACTTGAAATCTTTTTCAAACTTGAATTCGGTTGCTTTTTTCTCTGTAAATTCCCACTCCAACAAGGCCCCCTCCCTCTTTGATTTATTCAACTTGAGTATGAAATGGTATTTCAAAAGATAAGACTTGCACCCTGGTTTTCTAGAGTTGTAGAGTTGCCACCCAGTTTTCCCGGTTGTAATCGAATTATCAATGATGTCTTCCCACGAATTCGTCACAGGCAAGTCACCCCACACACTTGACAGCTCCAACAAAATCAGGCTTCTAAGATACATTTGCTGTTTCCTCTCCATGTGAATTCCAATGATCATGTGAATTCCATCCTTGGTTAAATCCGTCTTGCAATTCACTGTTGTTTTTCAAATACAAATATTGGCACTTCTACACCCGCATCAATTTTCAGTAGTTTTTTTAGAGTATTAACGTAAAGCAGCACCATGTCCACCACGTGATCTTTTGTGTGTTGGCGCTCCTCTACGCCAACATCATATTTAAAATCGAAATCTACTAGAATGGGTCCCGCATCATGTAACTGAATTTCAGTCAAATATTCTTGCTTTCCTTCCACAAACGCGTGATTGTAATATTTCTTATAAAATTCGTCAAGTTCGGAATCCGGAATCAAATATGCGCCGCCCTTGATTCCCAATTCCACATTCTTTAGCCGCGTGTGCGTGCATTTTTCATCCTGTTTTATATATAATGATAACAAATATGATGCAAAGTTATACGTTGCGCTGACACTTGCCTTTGCCATAGCCATTGATAATACTATATATTGAGATAAGTTTAATTCAAT